GGCTCCGAGGACACCGACCACGACGGCGGCGCAGGCGAGACCGCGCCGGCAGACGGCCCGGCCAGCGTGGCCGAGGCAACCGATACCCCGGCACCGGAACCGGCCGCCGGCGAAACCACGGAAAGGACGGAATCCGCGATGCCGGAGACCACCGCCCCCGCGGCCGAGACCACCGCCCCGGCCGCTCCCGCCTACACCCAGGCGCAGCTCGACGCGATCATCGAGGCTGCCGCAAACCGGGCACTGGCGGCGTTCGCCGCAGCGCACCCGGCACCTGCGGCCGGGACCGCGGCCGCTGCACCGGCGGCTGAGGCTGCCCCGGCCGCGCCAGCGGCTCCCGCAGCCGTGACTGAGACCGAAGCCGAGAAGGTGCAGCGGATGGTCGACGCCGCGATCGCCGCGAAGTTCCCGCAGGAGACCGACGAGCAGCGGATTACCCGCCTCGTGCAGGAAGGCGTCGATGCGGCCACCGCGCGGATGGTCCAGTCCGGGCAGCTCGCACCCGGCCGCAAGGGCATCGTCATGACCGCCGAGCAGGCCGCCGCGGCGAACAGCGGAGCGGACGTCATCAGCGAGAAGACGAAGATGCCCGCGTCGTGGGGCGACAAGCCGCTGCACGAGATGTCGCACGAGGACCTGATCGCCCGCACCGCCCCGGTCCTGGCCAACCACGTGTTCGGCGAGCGGGCCGCCAAGATCGCCTGACCATTCCCGCCCGGCGCCGTTCTCGCGAGGCGCGGCGCCGGGCGGCAGCCCTTCCCGCCTCGCGAGCCTGACCGCTCTACCTGACCGCCAGCGCCGCGCTGGTGCCGCATGGCCGCAATGGTCGCCAATCCAACCGTGAGCCTTCGCCCGATGGCGGGGGCTCTTCTCGTTGAGAAAGGGGCTCCGGCCATGTCCGAGCTTCGCGAGGCGCTCACCGCCGCTGGCGCAAGCGCCCTTATCCCCAAGATCATCGACCCGATCCTGGTCGAGTACCAGCGCCGTTTCGCCCCGCTGTGCCGGTCCGTTCCGACGCAGCCCTGGAAGGGCGACATCTACTACTTCAACCAGCGCACGACTGTCGCGAGCGGCGGCTTCGTCCCCGACGGCGGCGCCCGGCCCATCTCCACCTCGGTGTACGTGCAGAACCAGTACCAGATGAAGCACGTCCTGACCGTGGGCGGCGTCACCGGGTACGCCCAGGAAGTCACCCAGATGGTCATCGGTGACCTGCGGGCCACTGAAATCATGGGCGCGATCCAGGGCTACTACTGGGACGTCGAGTGCGCCATGGTGTGGGGCTGCGCACTGGCGACCGCGAACCAGGCGCAGCCGCAGTTCGACGGCCTCGACATCCTCGTGTCCGACTTCACCACCGGCTACAAGAACTCGATCGACTTCGGCGGGAACTCGCTGTCGCTGGCGATGCTCGACCAGGTGATCAACACCGTCTCCCGGAACTCCTCCCAGCCGGTGCGGGACTCGAGCTGGCAGTTCATCATGTCGACCACGGCGATCGCGAAGATCGAGCAGCTGCTGACGAACCAGCAGCGGTTCACCCAGGTCGAGATCGCCCCCGGACTCCTGGTGTCCAGCTACAAGAACGTCCCGCTGGTGCCGACGTCGTTCCTGAGCCCGTACGGCTACTCGATGGGCACCGTCACCGCGGCCACCGCGACCATCGGCGGGACGATCCCGCTGTCCACCACCTACAAGTACGTCCTCGCCCCGGTGATCGCGCGGCAGGGCGAGACGCTCCCGTCGGCCGAGGTGTCCCAGGCCACCGGCGGCGGCACCTCCACGAACACCATCACCCTGTCGTTCACCCCGCCCACCGGCCTGGACGGCCTGTCGCCGCAGTCGTACAAGGTGTACCGGACCGCGGCGGGCGGGCCGCCGGGGTCGGAGACGTTCCTCGGCTACGTCGACGCGACCGTGGGCCTGGCCGCCGACGGCGTCACGCCCGTCCTGACCAACCAGATCGTCGACACCGGCACCGCGCTGGTGCCGCAGAACTCGACCGGCCCGACCGTCCCGGCGACCCTGCCGACCGTGTACTTCGGGACGAACGCGAGCCTGCTGCCCCTGGCAGCCGGCGAGGAGTCGTTCTACCTCATCAGCCGGGACCGGAACAACGTGGTCAGGCCGTACGTGAGGGAGGCACACCCGGTCGACGTGTATCCAACCACCGCAAGCCCGGACACACTTCCTTACGCAATCATAGGTGACACGGTGTTTGCCGTGCGGACCAGCCGATTTGTTGGCCGGGGCGCACGCATGAATCCGTCGCTGTAAGCAAG